ACGTTGGCTTGTTTTTGTAAACCGACTTGTTTAGCGGCTTCACGGGTTTGGTTTGCCGCAGCAGCCGACGCAGCAGCTTGCATCACAGAGTTTGCATTTGCTTGTCCTTGTGCCACACCAGATGTGGGATCAATACCATACGCACGTTGGCGCATAGCGGTTTGTTCACGTTGAACTTGAGCAGCTTGTCCAATATCTCCAGCAGCCTGAGACGCTAGTTTTTCTTGGTAATCTGCGGTGTTGTATAGATCTGCATCTGCGCGAAGTTTTTCCATGGCTGGAATTGCGCCTTCTTTGTATCGAGCATAGGCTTCTTCACCTTGTGCGTATTGCTGATTGGCAATTTTGTTGGTAGTCTCATACTGACCTTGAACGCGAGCTTCTTGTGTTTCTGCTGCTTTTTTCAAGTCAGGATAGATTGTGGTTTTAAATGTTTCCCACTGCTCTGTAGCCAGCTTTGACAACTCACGTTGGGCAATACCAATGTTGGGATCAGCAGAAGGTGCGCTGCTGCCATCTTTACCGCCCTCAAGGGTCATAGGGCCAAACTTTCCGTATCGAGGACGGAAAGCATTTATTGGCAACATCTCAAATTCATTGAGTCTCATACTTTAACTCCTAGCCAGCGGCATTCTTCTTTCAACATACCGTACAAAATAAAATTTGTTCCATCGGTCGCTCCCTTACGGATAAGACCTTCACGCTTAAAGCCAATGTGCTCGTCAAACTTCTGAGCAACAAGATTGTCTTCACGCACTAAACCAGTTACACGGTTGCAGTTTAGTTGGATAAACGGATAGGCAAATACACGCCACAGGTATTCTTTGGTCATCCAACGTTTCCCAGGTATGGCTGCTACGTGCATACAAATGGAGGCCTTGGTGTACATGCTGAAAACAACTCCTGCAATTAACTCACCATCTTCTTCAAGCCCTATGCCTATGGCACCGGGGGAAAATTCTTCTTCATCAATCCGTTCTCCGACCCATTTCAATACACGTTGATTCTGGCCATAGATGACTGATTTCATAGGGGCGTATCTTACCCACTTTGGTTGATTCTGGAAAGTATTTGATTGACTTTGGTGATCACATCTGATAACGAGGCATCAGACCCCAAAGTTGTCACAGGATCAGACCCTGGCCGTGCCCCCGTAATTATTTCCACATTGGCTTTGATTGGCTCAATAATTTGAGCCAATTGCGACGGCAGACTGGCTGTTCCGGGGATGGATGGCTTTTTCATGACTGTTTGAGTTCGCCAATAGAAGTGGCCATACGGAACTGACGGATGGGCGCATTACCTGTAAGTTTGACCTCATACACGTAATTCTTGTTTGAAGCTGGCATACGTACCGGCTCTTGGCTGGTAACGCCAGAGGAAAACACCTGTGCGTTGTCGGCGTTCACGATAACCTGCACATTTCGCACTTCTGCGGCTGTTGGGATATCGGTCATGATGCTGCCGTTTACTGCTATCGTGTTGACAACTTGCCTAGCCACTTGGCTTTTGAGCTGTGTTCCAGCAGTCCATATTGCTTGGTTGGCCGCAATAACTGCATCTACATATTCGTTATAGCCCGTGGTATCAGCGATATACGCCCAGTCAGCTTGCAGTTTTAGAACTCCAAAATTGGTAGGTTCAGGCATTACAAACTTTTTAGACTTCCACTCGAAGAACAGATTGTTTACGGTATCTGCGTCAAGCTGGTAGATTTTGTTGTCTGTGCCATTGACTGTGTACACGTTTGCCGTGGTGCGCTCAAGGAAAATGGCAACGGCTGGAGTATCCAGCGTAACCAGCGGCGGGCTATCTCCACGGGTAAGTACAAGCGCAGCCTTGGTATTACCTGACTCATAGAAAGCAATATACATGTTTTGGTATATAGCGCCCACCATGGTGGTCGGAAGGTATGTTTGCCACTCATCTCGAGTGAACAAAGCACGGGTAACCACATCGGCATTACCGGGGGAAATAGACACAATCCCGTTAGGGCTGGCGTACACCACGCCATATTGGTCGCTGGCAATTGACTTCTTTGACACACAAGGCTCAAAAATACTGAGTTTTTCCTGTGTCATTGCACCGGGAACTGAGCCGGAGATAAGGTATGTTGAGTATGTTGTACACACAACAAGAGTCTGACCATACACACCCATACCAACAATTGGGTATCCCACAGTCATCATGTAGCTTGAAGGCCACGCATGAGGAAGGTATGGCTCACAGAACCAGACTTGGTTATCTACAAACCCCGCCACAATGCCGTTTGGCATGGCAATCAAACCCTTGAGGGTAGCTGGGGGTGGGAGGTAGTAAAGCGATGGAAGCGATGTTCCAAGGTTGGCGGCAAGAACAGTATCAGCAAAAGACCCACTGGCTACACCTGTTGAGGGAGTAACTGAGACAGTGCCTACGTACAAATACGTAACAGATGTTGTTCCAGTTACGGCACGGTAAATCCGAATGGCTGTGATGTTGTATTTGGCAGCCGTTGTTGGCGCAGTGGCAAAAGCACTGACTGTAACTGTAGCGTTTGGCTCAATAGTAGAAATAGATGCGGCAGGGCTTGGGCCAGACTCTTCAAGTACAGAGCCAAAGGTGCTGATATATGTATATACATACGCACGATCTTCATGAACTGTTCCTGAACCACCAGTTTTAACAAGCGTTGGAGCCGTCGTAGGGTTTGGGACACCCATTTGGTAATAGTTATCTGGAAAAGGCTTTGTACCCGTATCAGTGGTGGTAGCCAAGTTCCAGTTTGTTTTCTTTGGCCCAACACCGTCTGTGTAGTAAATACGGAAGTCTGTGGTATCCACCACAGGGCTGGGAACAACATCAACTTCAGTTGTCCACTCAAGCCAAACCTTATCGCCAGTTGTTGTTTTTTCCAACTGATAAATAGTCTTGACCCCTGACTGCCCAAGGGTGTAGGATTCGACAGGCTTTCGCCAAGGCCTAATCTCGCCCGACTGAAGCTTAACATTTGATGCCGTCTGAGCTTGATTAGGCGCAAGCTCAGTTGGGCCGATACGGGGGGCAATCCCTGAGAACTGTTCTAACTTAATTCCAGGCATGGCCGCCCCTTCACGTATTACTTGATTTCGACAGTGTCAGAAAATACAGGAACGTCTGCAATTTCTACAGCAGCGTCAGCTTTTTTGCGGGTTTTCTTGGCTGGGCTTTCTTGGATTTCGTCAGCCATAGCCTTACCCTCATCGGTCAAGCTGAAGACACCGTCAGTACCTAATTCGCCAACCTTACGGCGGTCGCCCATGATACCTACGATGATGTTGCCAGCACAAATTTCTGCACCGGTTGCTTCCATGAATTGTTCAAAACTGATTGCCATTGTGTTCTCCTAGGTTATACACACCTTTATTGTATGACTTATTAAGCCACAAGACCAGGTAGGTAAGTCGTTTTACCAGCGACTTTGGTTGCCGTCAACTCTTGTTTTTTCAAGTTGTTGGGGTCATACGAAACATGCACCCAACCGCTGTCAGGAATGCCGGGGGTGTAGAACTCAAGAATCAACTGGGTGTACTCCAGGTTATCCATGATCCACTGGGCCAGATCAGCGTTGGCAACACCGGGAATTTCGATGTCAGCAGCCATGCCTTTGCAATGGTCAGAGGTTTTTGAACCACCCACAGCAGCGTTTGACTCAGGGCTACGATAGGCAGAATTGACTTTGACGCCCTTGCCGTAATGATCACGCACAGGCTGAAGAACTTTCTCAGCCAACAAACGCAGGTTTTCTGTTTCAGTGTCACCGGGAGTGTTGTCAAAACCCATACGCATAGCGGTTTCTGATTTGCACATCTCATGCAGGCTGAAGTTAGCGGTTAACTGCATCATTTACTCCTTTGATTTATGGTTTGAAAAGCTGTGTTGTACGCATCTATACATGCGTTCAATTGTCTGATGGCTTTGTCTCCATCGTCTGTGATGGCGACAAGATTTTTAGCAGTCTCTCTGTCAAGTTCGGCTGTTGCTTGAACGCTATTTCCGATGGGAGCGGGGGCATCTGCGGTGGTTGATACGGGGCAGACGGGGGCTTGGACAGGAATCCGCAACTTGAGAGCGCCAGAGGCAATAGCAGCATCACGCTCTTTTGAAATTGATTTTGCTTTTTCATTTGAAACCCTTAATGAATTTGCAGTGGTGTTAACAGCGGAAGCCAAGGCTTGTTCTTTTTGGCGAGCTTCTTCATTGAGTCTGGCAATCTCCAACTGCTGACGAGTGTTCTCATCATGCTTGCCTTTGTAATAACCACCGCCAAAGCTACTCAGCACCGCCAAGACGATGCCAAGTAGGACGTAAGGATTGAACAAGCTCATGGTGCAGGAGGTTCGTCGTTATCGTTGGCTTCAGCTTTTGCAACAGCGTTGGCTACAGCCTTGATTCCTGAACGACCAGCAACACCGCCAAGTACGCCAGTGATGAACACCATGATGGTAGAAATCTGGCTTGTATAAACCTTGTCGATAGGAGCCATGCCGGACATGGGTTGAGTGACCCAAGTTACCGAGTACAAGAACATGGCCATAGCGCCAAGCAGAATGCTGACCAGAACCACGATGACAAAAGCCCAAACACGGACTTCAATTTCTTCTGCGGTCAGGCGATTGTTTGTTTTAAATCCAACAGTAGGCATTATTTTTTCTCCTTCTCAATGGTTGTAAGTTGCTCAGGACATGTACCAGTAGCTGTACAGATTGGTGGTTTGCATTCAGCATTTGACCAGTTCTTTGGGTCTTGGCATGGATAGCGATAGCGGTCTTCACAACCCGTCAATAGAACCAAAAGGACGGATAGACCCCAAATACAGTAAATGTTCATTTATCTTTTTCCCTTTCCTTCTGTTCAATTTTCTGCATCAATTTTTCCATTTTTTCAACTTTTGCTTTGGCTTCGTGTTTTGTTTCAAGAATATCCAAGTACAACATTCCCAGCAAGGGAAGCATCAACGCCACAAGAACCAAAGCTGCTACCCAACCCACTATGTCTTCCTCAACTGATTGACGAACAGGAGCCACAGCCACAGGTACAGGAGGAATATAGAAGTCACTATTAGATACGCTGACTTTGCTTGGAAGTTTCTTTTTGCCTCCGCCCGTTGCCATGCCTTGTACCTTTCCTTTGCTTCTTCCTTCAGTCTTGCGCCTTCCTGTTCCTCCTTGATGACATCCCGCATTTCAAACACTTTGGAATACATAGCTCCCATTTCGGGTGGAGACTGGTAGACCATCGTTTCTCTGATCGTCACTTCCAATGCTGCCATTTGATCCAGCGCCATGACACGTTTCAAAGCAGCTTCCATCAAGTTGGCATCAGGGTCGTAGACGTTCTTGCTCTTTTCTTCTTCCTCTCTGATGTGCGCTGCTAACTGTTCTTGGAGTCTGAAGAACTCCGTGAGGTGGCTGACAACATCTGCCATGACTTTTGTTTCGTCGACGGCAACATACTTTTCCTTCTTTTTCGCCACAGGCTTGACTTGGGCTGGCTTTCTTTGAGTATTCGGTTCATTTCCGCTTGGAGCCTGAAAAAGCTTTCCAAAGAATGTTCCAATTGAACCAAGGAAGCCTTGAACTTCTTGTACCGCACCAACAGCTTCGTCAACAGTAGCTTTGACCTCCATGAAAGATGTCTTAGCTTGCTTGTAAAGCTCACAACCTTCTTTGATTGCGGCGACACAAGCGTTTGCAGCAAAGAGGATTGAAATCGGATCAATTTATCAATACCCCCAATAGATAAATACTGCGCCTGTACCACCGGGGGCAGGGTTATAACCGGCAGAATCATATGTGGCATTAACACCACCGCCACCGCCACCGCCACCATACAAAGTACCTGTTACACCAGCAGTACCACTATTACCATAACCACCTGCGCCAATAACTCCGTAGGTGGCAAGAGTTGTAACCCCAACACTTGTATTAATAATATAACCTCTAGCACCATTTCCACCCTGAGCGCCTGCACCACCATCTGTTGCAGTTACACCAGCGTCAGGTGTTAAAAGTCGAGTACCTATACCCCCAAATCCAGGATCACCGCCACCGCCACCTGTGTAAGCAACCGCACCACCGCCACCGCCGGGAGCTGTACAAACAACAGTTCCATTTACAGTGACTGAGGTTGTTCCGCCTGCACCGCCGGAAGCACCGCTTGAATAAATACCATCTCTAGCTGCGCCGCGATTTCCAGGGTCTCCAACGTCATAGGTAATTGTTTGTCCTGGGGTTACTGCTATGGTTACATATCGAATATCCCCGCCTCCACCTCCAGAGCCTGCTGGTGTTACTGGACGGGATGAACCGCCGCCACCGCCGCCACCGCCGCCAATACATATGATCGTAACCAACCTGCCAGATGTATTTGGAAGGTTAAATGAAGTTCCAGAAGTTAGTACGCCTGAGTTTCCTGGGACAAGCATAAGTCCATTAAACCCATAAGCACGGGAGCTAGCTGCACCAATAGCGGATAGGATAGGCATGGTTAAGCAAACTTAGTTTGTGAAGCCAAGACAGTGTATGTAGAACTTGCAGTTTTTATAATTGAAAACGTATACACATCTGTACTGCTTAGATTTCCGTTTGTTGGCGCAGTTCCGCCCTGCCATTTTGGAGTAACCGCAGTGCCGTCAATAGTTATTGCATTGGGGTAATAACCAAGTGTTGTCACTGTACCCGTGCCAGACCCTACACCAGTTGCTGTAAAAATTGTTCCAACAGTTGGTTGGCCAGTAATCGTGGTTGAAGCTACAGTCTGAGAAGCGCTTACTGTGTATGTACCTGTTCCGCCAGTTCCTGTCCCTGCCGCAGTAATGTATGTT